AAGTTGACAACATCTGCTTCGCGAATTGACAGCCCAGCATACTGAAGGATTTTAACTACCAGTGACGGCTCGTCCGAAAGAGGGAGCTCAAAGTCTTGATAGTCTGCCGCAGTCTGGTTGAAGATAGGCTCTCCATTTGCCAAGGTTTGGAATGTCCACTTGGGATCCTTAGGGTAGCGAATGTAAAACGCGCTAACGTCTGAGGTCCCGGTAATAGTTGTTGGGTAAACATCTACAGAAGATGCTGATGTTGCGCCAAGGATTATTGCTGATGCGCTAACGGCTCGGTACACGTACAATGGGAACGCCGTCGTTGGAGCCATCAGTGTCGATGCCGTTAGGTTGCGAATCTTACTCTCTTCAATGCGCTCAATCTCAACGCCAGTGGGGTTGTATTGCAATACGTTTAAGTAATAGCAGTCACTTGGCACAAAGTAGCTGTTGTCAGATAAGTTTGAAAGCTCAGCGGATGTTGAGAATGAGGAAACAACTTCCTCGAGTTGTTTGGTAACGTCAGCAAGGCCAGTGCCTGACATGCGGGCATTCTCCTTGTTAATCTGATTATTAATCTTATAAAAGTAATCTTCAAAAATGTCAAGCTGCGCCTGTTTCGCAAACAGATTGAAATCTGCTGGCGAGATATATCCGTAATTGTTTTTATTTATTACTGATAGTACAGTATTCCTTACTGAGTTTATCATCTCAAATCGTTTTCACAAAGATACTTAAAAAAAAGAGGCCGCTAAATTGCGGCCCCTCTCTGTGTATAGCAAGTCCTGCGTTACAGGTTGTTTTCCAAAAGCTTCAGAGTCTCAATGCCTTCGTCGCTCTGGAGGTATGACGACACAATGTAATTCATTGACTCGCCGAATGGAACCGTCAGCATCTTGCTCTTGTTGTTTGGCAAGTTGAAGTACACGTCCCGGTTGTTGTTTCGGGTGCGAAGGATGCCAGCATTAAAGAACTTAGCAACCTTACTCTGCAAGTCAAGCGTTGGGTCGCTGAGCATCTCCAAGAAAGCGATAGGACTCCGCTTGGCGTATACCAATACATCACGTTTAAGTTCAGCTGTAGTCATTGTATCGACCTTGCCTCCAAGCATGATGCGGCAGATGTTTTCAAGCATCTCAACATCTAGTGATCGAGCTGCAATAAGTGCATCTACCTCAGCGTCAAGGCGTTCCACTTCCTCCATGGCGTCACGCTCTGAGTTTACTTCCTCAAAGATGCTGCCATATCCGGGGTGGAGAGACAAGAAATACTGTAGTACTGGGTTAGTTTTAGGAACAAACAAGAAGCCATCCTCAAATACGATAGGCTCCAAGATTGCGTTGCCGTCCTGCTCGTCTTCAAATGGACTGCGCTGGTTACGGGCGTAACGAAGTGCGCGGTTTGTTTGTCCATCAAAGTACAAAAGGGGTTTACGGCGAGAATTGCGTGACGCAAGCATAAAGGATAGCGGTGCGTTCTTGCGGCGAAGGATATAAGACTTATCCTCGGGGGTGAGCGTTTTTTCCATGATTCAGATATGATTAAAATTAAAAAAGGGGAGAGGGTTTTACGCCCCTCCCCAGATTTTGATTAGTCTTCAAAGATGAAGAAGTTGTTAGCACCCAAGGTACAAACTGCGCGCTCAGAAAGGAAGTGAACCTCCATTGCATCCAAGCTAGAGGTGGAAGCACCACCAGCAGAACCAGTAACCCAAGTCTTATAACGACGATCTTCAGTCTCAGAAGCACGATAGCGAACGTGCAAGAAAGGACGCTTAGCGTTCTTACCGAGGATCTGGTCATAAACCGTAGTAGAACCAGCGGGAACCAACATACCGTTGATCTTGCCTGCATTCAAACCGCCACGCATGGTGGGATCGTTCAAGTATTTCCAATCGGTCTTGTAGAAGTCATAACCACGAGTAAAGCCAGTGAAGCCGAGGTTCAACGCCATGTCCTTGTCGTTATCGAACAAACCGTAAGAAGTACCGCCAACACCGTAGGAGTTTTGAGCAGCCAACATATCGTCGATATCGAAACCGAACTGACGATCCAAGAAGATTACGTTCTCCTGAATAGAACCCTGCTTGTCTAAGCGCTCGATGATAGAATCGAATTCGCCAAGAGTAGATGGGTTACCACCAGACCATACGTTACCGCGTTGGTTAACAACGTAGAATACACCTTCAGAACCTTTGTAGGTAACGCCAGCGCCAGCAGCGGCACCAGAGCCAGCCTCAGCAGGAACTGCCTCGATCATAGCCGTCTCCATGTAGTCTTCAAAGCGCAAGCGAGTCTCGTGCTCAGACTTCAAGTACCACAAGTAACCGGTAGCACCGTTCTCAGTGGTGACCTCAACCCAGCCAATCTGAGCCATGTCGGAACCAGAGACAGCGTACTTGTCCTTGATGATGATGGGGCTGTTCTCGAAGATAACGTCGTCAGCCTCCAAAGAGCCTTCCATTCCGTCAGTTCCCTTCTTGAATTCAGAACCATAGATGAACAAGCTACAAGCAGCAGCAGCAGCAAACGTCTGACCGCCAGCCTCATAATAGGCAACGTCAATCGTAGAAGCAGCCGTGTCAACAGCAGTTACAATAGCCTTGTTGTACAAGGTGGCTGCACCTGCGTTGGCAGACACCATGATGGTTTGTCCAACGCGGATAGCGATAGCTCCACTTCCGGGAACAAGCGTATCGTTGATGGTCAATGTAGCGGTGTCAGAGGCAGCGGCGGCAGCGGAAGTAACATTGGTGTACTTCGTGTGCAAGCGACCCTGCTCGGCCCACTTAATAAGGTCGGAGTTAGAGGGCATCTCTGCTCCAACCATGCGCAAGAAAGATGCTACGGTGCGGTTACCGTAACGCTCGAACTCCTTCTCGTAGGTATCGGGAAGATACTGATTCAAGAAATCGAAGTTCGTGATGTAGTTGGTAGACAATGCTACCTGTTCAGCACTGGGTTGTAAATCAAACCCGGGTACTGCTTGGACTGTTCCAGCCATTTTTTCTTTGTTTTTTTGTTATTTTTTAGAACGAATTTTGAGTCCTCGACCACTGTCGTTACTCATTGATTTTACGTTGAAGCCACCCTTGTTCAATGATTGAGGCGATTGTCGGACATCCATATTGATGTTTTTAGACTTTCGCGTTACGTCATCAACCGCAGCAGACATGCCTTGCTCATAAAAGAACTTAGCAAATCGTTCTGGATTCATCGCGACGGCCAGTGCCTTGTGGTACCCCTTGGCGTCATTGATTAAGCCATCCTCATTCATGTACTTTTTAACGAAGTTCGTGATGTCGGACTGAGCCTTCTTCATTTCCGCAGCCTCAGCAGGAGAGTAAACTACTGTTCTATCGTTGACAGAGAATTCAAAACCTTTGAACTCGTCACCGAAGACCTCGTTCGTCTTCTGCTCAAACCATTCGTACCGTCTCCGGTTCTCCTCTTGGGCGCTTTGAGCCTGTGCCATATATTCCCTGTAGGCCTTAGAAGCTTCAGCATCTTCTTTAGAAATGACACTCCCACTTGACTCAAGGGGCGCGCGGTATTTCTCCTTCTGATCCTCAAAGAACTTCTTTGCCTTTGCAAGCTCTTTCTTCTTAGCTAGTTTCTTACGCTTGATATCTGACTCATCATCGAGATCTTCGTCATATGAGAAACGCTCTGAAAGCATAAACTCAATGTCCTCGTTATCGAGGTCAGATTCAGTACTAGCGTAGTACTGGGCTATAAGTTGATCCGGGCTTAACTCATCAAGGTCTTCATTTAACTTCATAAAGTCTTTAATGCCTCGTCCCGTTTCCTTTTTATAATTCAAATAAGCGGCGACATCTTCAGGTAAGTCAACGGATTGTTCGCGCTCAGCGAACAATTGGTCTACTGAATCAATCTGCTTATTGTAGCGATTCTTAATAAATGAAAGAACGTCTTCCTCACTAAGTGAGGGGATTGTTTCTTCCTCCTTTGATACCACCACTTCTGGGGTGTCATTAGAGACTTGCTCTTGATTTAATGACTCTTCGTGTTTAGCCAAGAGTTCATTTTCAATTTGCTGAACTGACTTAGATTCAACCTCGCCAAGTTCTTTTACCTTGATTTCCATAGATTTAATTTAATTAGACAAAGTTATAGTAAAAAATATATTGATTATCGAGGACTGAACTCCGCGAAATCAAAGCCATCCAGAGAGTCTTCATTAGACTCAAAGTCGACGGGGGGTAAATTGTTTTTGCGCTGTTCAATAAGTTTAGATTGCTCACTATTCTGTTGACTAATGCGTTTTGACTTCGCCGTTTCGCGCTCATCTTCTCGCTGCTTTAAAGACGACACCTCAACTCCTTTAAGCTGCATCTGGTAGCCAAACTCCTCAGCCATAAGTGACTTCTTAAATTCTGCCTCATTGCGCATCTTCTCAATTTCAAATGCAATCTCCGCCTGCTTGACCTGCATCTTGCTCTGCGTCTCTGCCTGAATCTGCTGCATGGCAGCCTGTGCCGCAATCTGTTGTGACTGTTGTTGCATCTGAGCTTGAGCCTGCTGCTGCTGCATAGCGGACAACTGGTCCTGCTCATACTTCTGCTTGCGCTTAACCTTCAGAAGTTGGTTTGCCATCTTGAGGTTTTTAACCTCACGAATATCAATGGCATCCTCTAGGTTTATGTCACCCTTAGATAATGCCATCTGAATGTTTGCTTCAAGCTGAGCCTTCTGCTCCTCGTCTGGAGAGACCTCAATAAAGATTCCAAAATCGTACAGGTATAGATCCTTAATCTCCTCAAGGATAGATACGTTATATTTTCCAATCTGCATGATGAACTCTTCCTTCTGGTCTGAGTATTCAAGAATGTCAGACACGCGCATAGCGAGAGCCTCTGCCAGAGTGCGAGTCAGGTACAGACTGCTCTCCAAGATGTGACGAGTTGCTGTGTTTGAGTTCAGGGCGGCAAGCTTCTGCACGCCAACCAATGCGTTGGGGTCCGGAGTAGAGCCATCGCGAGCCTCATTAAGGCCGGTGACCGAACGGATCATGTCCACGTAGTGATTGTAGTTGCCAATAAGCGCAGCCATTTTTTGCTGCCCAGAGTTCCCAGTCAATTGTTGAATGGGCACGCGGGCATTGTTGAATTCACCGTCCTGAGTATAGGAGCGTCCAACGACACTACCTGTCTGGAAGTAAAGGCGCAGTGCGTCTTCTGGATTGTATGACGCCCCATTGCCCAAGTCGACTTCGTTTAGTCCATCAGCGTCAATAAATACGCCATCTGGGACCATACGTGAAATGACCTGTTGCAACTTAAGGTGCGTAATCTGAATCAGGTCAGCAAATGGAATCATTCGACGAACTAAAGATTCGATGTTACCCTTGTACATGCGAGGAGCTACTGCTACATAGTTTGGCATAGCATGCTGAGATGCGGACTTAGGACGAACCATGTTCTCCATCATCTGCCACTTAAGCATGATGTTTGTTCCCATCACCATGACGCCCTCGTACCACACATCGATGGTTTTTTCCATCTTTGTGAAGTTACCCTCCTCCATCATCTCTGCCGGAGGATTGAATGTGTCGTCCTTCTCGATGACACGAGCGTTGCCATCTTCAAGAACTTTCTTTTTATATACGAACTTCTTGGTGGTCTTATAATTAAAGTACAAGAGAGTAGCCGTATCGCGAGCGAATACATCGTTCTCATAGAACTGCGCCACATTGAAGTAGTCATACCAGCTCTGGCTATACTTTGAAATAGTATCTAAGTCCTCGTTCGTTAGAGTCTGATCAATCTTTAGCAGCTCCGTAATGGGCAACGTCTTAATCTCTCCCCAATAGAAGCAGTCTTTGAACTGAGGGTCTTCGGTGTAGCTATACACCACGTTTGCCGGATCGACGTAGCTAATCTTAACGCCATCTCCGGGGAGGAACTCCTGCTTAGACATGCCGACGCCAAGCACGGTAAGGTCATAGTCAACACGTTTGCGGATGTCCTCATAGTGGTTCTCCTGCAAAATAGTATTGACAGCTTCCTCTTCGGCAATCTCAATGGCTGGCTTATAGTTTAGTTGCATGTGTAGAGACAACTCTTGGTCGTCCTCTGGCAACTTCATGGGGTCGTTCTGGAATGGGTTAATGCCGAAAGCCTCAGACATTTTGGTCAAGGCCTCCCGTGCAACCATCTCGTTCTCAATCTCGCGCTGAAACTTGGTGCGCTTATCTAATGATACAGCATCCTGAGCGTGAGCCTTTACCGTAAACAAACGGTCAGACATTCCGTTTACAACGATGTCTACAAATTTTGGTAGAATTGGAACCGGCGTCCAGTCAAGGTTTAGGTAGCTGAGATCTCCATCAATAGCCAACTCGTTTTTATACTTGGCTACAGACTGCTCGCCGCGCGCATATAGCCGCAAACGCATAAAGTCCCGAAGCTGAGCGTAGTAACGAGAGCTATTCCCATCCTTGCGAAACCACTCGTACTGAATAGCCTGTCCAATCTGGAGGCCGAATTCGTCAGTAGCTTTCTCCGCATCGGATACAAACTGACTAGGAAATCCGTTTGGAGATATATTAATAGTTACCTCTTTCATTTACTGTAGTAGTTCGCTTCGTGATCCGCGATTATTATATCTAGCAAAGTTAATGCTTATTTTTGATTGCTTTTGCTCAGGCAGATACATATGCTTTTGATTGGCCATAATGGCAAGACCTGAACTAATGGTTGCGTCAAACTTTGTTCGGTTGTTAATGTCGAAACGAGCCCAATCTTCAAGCGTCCTTGTGAAATACATTTCCCCCATATCGTCAACGGGTCTATATGTTCCCTCCATATCTATGCCAACATGCTTTTCAATATACGACTCGACGGCAGAAGCGTGAGACTGCTTAACGTCTTCAGACGTATTGGGAATCCCACCAAGTTCGCGCTCGGTCTTGGATAGCTTGCTTGCATGCTTATCTGGACGGTTAAGGCTGAAGCCCCTATACCCTCGGTTCTTAAGGTGATAAAGCAATCGAGGCTTGTTGTTCTCCGCAAGCACTGGCATGCCATAGAAAACGCAGGCCATCAGTACATCCTCAAAGAATATTTCTGCGGTTTGAGGCCTTGCTACGTACTCCAAAAAGAAATGATTTGAAGGGGCGTCGTCCATATGAAACTTCGTCATCCCGTGCAGCGCCCCATTAGACCCGCCGCCACCAACAACGCCAGAGATGTCGTAGGAGTCACAACCAAAAGAACCAATGTGCTCATTGCCCGGAAGCTTCATTCCATTTCGCGCGTGGACATTGTTCTGTAAGTTTTTTGGCGGCAGCCAAGAGACCTTAAATCGCCCGTGCTTGTCGGGAGTCCATACCACCTTAGTGTCCTTCTCGCCATTAAGCCAGTGAAACGAGCCGCGTGTAATAAAGTGTTCCGTTATTAAACTGTCGTTGTAGTCAATCTGCTGGTATATTTTGGTAAGGTTGAAGATAGACGCCTTACTTTCGTCACGGAAAGCGTGAGACTCCGTTCGCGGAAACTGACGATAGAATTCATTAAGCGCATCAGAGTCAGACTTAAGGGAGGACACTTCATTGTTCCAGTAGTCAATCGCACCTATCTTAATGGTTCCTCCATCGATACCGCTTATGGGGCGTTCTGGAGCAGTTAGGACAGGCATTCCATATCGGTCAATATACCCCTCAAAGTTCCACTCCATTGGAATAAATAAAGAGTATAGGCCACTTTTGGTCTGGCCGTTAGCTCCTCGCTTTGACATGTCAGAATCGTAGTATAATTTCTTAAAGTTGTCACCGCCTTTATCCAGAGCGTTAGAAGTGGACCCCATCATGCACTTACCAATAATCTTAGAGCCCAATCGAAGACAGGTCTTTGTTACGCGCCAGTTGTTTAGAATGTTGTCCGGTTTCATCCACTTGCCCGACTCGTCATGAATCAGCAACTGTAGCTTCTCGCCGTCATAGCTGTTGTCTGCTGTGTTTTTCCAGTCAATGGTAGTGTCCAGCCCTTCTACGTCATCCGCTTCCGTGTTGGACATATTCTTCTTTGTAATCTTAGAGGCTGGAACACGGTATGCGAGCTCTGTCTTCGGCTTATCCATGCCATCCATAATGGGCTTGAAGAAGAAGGGCAGGTTGCTATTGATGGGCACGACCTTATCCGTAAACATCTTCTTGGCATCCGATCCGGTCTTGGACAGAATGCCAATACGAGAGTCCTTAGCCATGGTGGCTATATTGATAGTCTCAGATGAGCCCATAAAGGAGAATCCAGATCGGCGAATCTTCAGGTAGCACATGCCGAACGAACGAACATCAGCCTTGCAAGCTTCCCAGAATATAAAGAATATTCGGTTAGCCTCACGAAAGTCCGGAAGTCCAATGTCAATCTTGGTCCACTGAAGGTACATGTAATGGGACCCCGTTATATACGTAGGCAATCCATCGTTCATAAACCAAAAGCCATTGTCTCGGCGGTCGAACTCGTCCTCAATATAGTCGACCCATCTATTCTTAAACTCAGAAGACATGTCGTGCCAAGCAAATATGGACTTTATCTTGTTGAGTTCTTTTGGGTATTCGTTAGGCTCCCAGTACTGCTCCGCCTGTTTTTTGCTGCGGGCATATACTTTTTCTGGCTGGCTGGGCAGCGCCACAAGTAAACCACTTATATTGTAGATGTCGCCAATGGTCCCATCCTTAGATATCACGACGATGTCATGCTCCTCATCGTAGCCATAAACCCAGGACTTAGCCTTGTTCTTTGACTTTATCGTAGCGGCAGGAACGACATCATAGATGACATCGTATATCTTATTTTGCTCTTCGTTCTGCAAAGCCTCCTCGTGATTTACCCTCTTCAGCTGGAGACTCTAGCGCTGAGCGCTCGGCCTCTATGCGGGAGAGAATTTCAAATGCATCAAAGATTGCCAGTTTTTTGGTGGCGGCAGCATTCTTAAGCCTATCCGCGGCGAGCTCGTCGTCCGGATTAGGCTTGATAATGTCCTCTTGTGCAACCTTAATTAGCTCACGCACAGCGCGTTCTCCAGCCTTGATAATTTGTAATTTAATTTCAGTGGTGTCCATTATAGCAAGATACAAATGTTTCCGCTATTTACCCTGTAAAGCTTTTCGCCTTCAACATTAAACTCATACTCGCTGTCAGGGGTAAAGGCAATCTCGTCTCCCTCCTTTAAGCCATGGGCAATCAGCTCATCTGTAATGTAGCGGATAGTTCCAACAAGCGGCTCCTCGGATCCGGGCTTAGAGATGTAGTAGTCCTTCGTCTCGACCGGCTTGATAAAGCAGTACTTGCCGGTTGTCTTCCATTCACTGCCATCATTGTATAAGAAAAACTGCCCCTCATCAATAAAGAATGTGTCGTCCTGAAAGAAGTTGTGGCTACTGCGCTCACGGCCACGCATGTCATAGTAAAACTTAAACACGTTGTGATGAACGAGCAGTAGGTCTCCCTTCCCGATTGGGCCGTCATAACCAATGGGCACTTCCTGAACTTCGGCAAACCTATTAGACACCTTGTGGTCCTCTTTTGAGGAGCTGACAATAAAGTCTACGCCGCCGATGTCCTTGATGTTATCATACCGGCGCCCGTTAAATGGCTTAATAATAAATGACCGAGGAGACCTCATGAGCCACAGCCTTCGCAATCTGGGTTGTCAATGCTGCATGCATTGGGCGTTTGTACTTCCTCCAAGTCGCTGATCCAGTTGTCAAAGTTGCTCATGTTGTTTAAAAATTGATGTTATACTCTATAGATATGGGCATGTTGGCATTGAACTCCTTCCAAAGAAGAACCTCGTCGCTACTCTCTACCCAAATTTTTATGTTACCACTTTCCTTATCCATCTGGATCAGGTGTATCTTATACGACCCGCCAAGAACTTCTTGGTCAACAATATAATGCATGGCGCCAGACTTGTAGTCCGCGCCAACGGATACTTTACGAATGTCCATTATTTAATTAAGAATATGCTGGGAACTTATAAGTCGTCCCTTCAATATTTATCTCAACCCAAGCGTCTGGTTGTCCAAGGACGATTGCCGGGTCTCCATTTGTAAACACGCTAGCAACAAGAACGGGAGCCGCTTGAGCAGGTTCTGCGCCAACGGAGCCAACTTGACCTTCAACAATATAATCGGAGGTCCAGTTCTCCCATACGGAAAGCGCGCTATTATAACGAAGGAGCTGACCGTTTGTTGCGGTGGCAATACGAACATTATGAAGCTCGTCAATCTCATAGCCGTTGTCGACCTTGACATAGATAGAGCCGTTATTGGGGTTTGAGTTAACGACAAATCCAACAATAACCGTATGCTGTGGAGCGATTGGCTTCACATTAGTGATGCCACCCATAACAGTTGGTGACAAATACAGCACGTCTCCCTCCATCCAGCTTTCGCCTTGAAGAGCCCCCGTGGTGTTGATGTCACGAACCAGTCCAGAGCTGGTAATATACCCCTGTGAATTATTGCTAATGTTTTCAGTTACAATGCCAAGTGTGTCGGCACTGTTTGCATCTGAGTCTGCCATTGCGCGAGATACGGAGAGACGGTTTCCCTGAGCGCCAAGAATTTTTACTGCCTGATACCCTGCCTGAGTCAGGTTGACTCCAGACTTATTCACTACGCGAGTAACTTGCTCCTGACCAATCTGGAGGGTTACGTTGCCTCCCATTAATATGAGGTCTACCGTTCCGTCTGTTGAGTTCCACGCCATCTGGCCTACATCAGCAACAGCTGGTCCGTCCAAAAAAGAGAGTCTATTGAGCTCCATATCCCCATCTAACGCAATGTCTTGCGTGGCAGAGTTGCCAGCATCCAATACCTCTTGAAGTGTGTTTGGCACCTCCACATAAAGGTCAGCAACGCTTTGTGCGGTAAAGTTCTTAGTGGAGTTGCTGCTCCCCGTATCGCTTCCAACAATAATATCAGAACCCTCTGGGGCGACTACCGGGTATGTGCTAATCTTTGCCATGTGATGTTATCTTAAGAGACAAAGATACTAAATTTTAAAAAGGTTCTTCCTTATAATAGCCACAGCTATTGCAATCAGCAACAGCAAGACAAGTCCCCAAAATGTATATCGCTGAACTCGCTGAAATCGAGTTTCCCCAACAACCAGTTGAGGGACAGCAACGCTAATAGTACGTACAATTGTATCGGCATCACAGCCTCCATCGATTATAAGGGTGTCGTAGCTCCGCATAATCTTGACTCGGAACCTGTCCTTTACTATCTCTACCGTGTCCACCTGTGAGATGGTGACCGTATCCCTGACAGCAATCGGCTCGGTAACAACCGTGTCCGTGACAGTCATCGTCATTGACTTCATTAATTGCGGGTTCTTGCTTACGGCTTTTGATAGATGCCATTCGGCGGAGCATCCAGTTAGTAAAAGGACTGATAAGAAATAAGCTAGGCATTTCATTTAAAATTCACGTAAGCTGTTTTCCCGTTCTTCTTTACGGCACGAAGAATCTGACCACGGTTATTGTCAAGGCGATAGCTTACATGCACCCAGTCTGGCTGCTTGTCGTTACCAAACTCCCAGATAAGTTGATCGAATTCGATGTTGTCCTTAATGTAGTCGAAGGCCTTCTTGTTGTCGGCGATGTCAATGTCTGCCGCCGCACCATTGATAGCGCAGTGCTGGGATGTTGTGCTCCCTCCGATGGCCTTATTTAACGCAGGAACACGCAGGCCGCTGGAGATATTGATAGGTCCAATAGCTTCGCGAAGTGGCTGTAAAACCTTATGACAAAGCTCAACTAGATTTTCCAGCTGCTCCGGGTTTGGAGAGTTGTCAATGCCAAGGCGCGTAGCCGTGGAGCTTTTTGTTAGCTCGGCAAGGGTAAAGTTTTCAGATAGTTTCATCGCCCCTGTCCTTTGTATTGCTTCTTGTAGTTCTTGCTCGCCTTGTTAGCGCTCTCTTGCTTGGAGTGTTTGCCTCGCTTCTTGCTCTTGCTTACATACGAAGAGACTGTTTGATTTTTAGCCATTACTTACGAGCAAACTTATCTAAAGAAGTGAAACCGAAACAGCCAAGGGTCAACACCAGCGCGGCATTGACCAGCGCATCGCTTGGAGCAATCTCTTGAGGGGAAAAGGAATTGGCTACCAAGGTGGCGAAAAGAACAATGGATCCAATCAAAGCGATAAAACGCTTTGAGCTTACGGCATCGCCTTCGCTCAATAAATTTTTAATCCAGTTCATTTCAATTGGTTTTTACGAATTTTAATTTCAAGATATGTCTTGTAGATAAGAAAGGCAGACAAGACAATAGCGAACACCGAAGCTAAGCCCGATAACAGGGGGTTGATATCAATGGTTACCCAACTGATAGCGGTAGACAAAAAGGTTGCTCCTACTGATTCGCTACGTGTCATTACTTATATTTTTTACAAAGATAATACAAATAAAAAAGCTTCTTTCTGGGCTTGGTGTCAATAGTTAAAGGTGTCGTAGAACCACTTATACTGTTCCTTTATATGATTGCATAGCGGCAGTCCAAGCAACTCCTGTGCGCTACTAACCAGCGGAGTGACCTTGCTGCGGATGTTGTGGTCCCCATACACGCCGTATACGGAGTCGTCCTCCTTAGTTATCTGCTCCACATTGTCAAAGTCGTGAGCATACGCATCCAATCCCAAGAACTCATAGAGTCTATTCATCTCTCCGGCGGGGTCGATGCATAGGTTCTCATACTTAATGAAGTGAACCTTTTGACCTACCCCCTCCTTGAACATCTGAAGCAAACGCTCAAACGCCATACCCACAGGTGGTGTCGTTGACCAATACTGAACGCGCTTCTCGGTGGTGGTGTTCTGCCCCTTTGCCCAGTCAATCAATCCGGAGTCAATCTCAGGTGACTTGCGGTAGTTCTTCTCCATTGAGGCGAAGATGTCTCGTGGGTCACGAATCATGCAGACAATCTTTGGGTCGGGGTAGAAGGCGTTAAGGAATCCGTAATGCGCTCCCCAACCACGGCTCTTGTCCATGACATGGGGCTTGTCAGTAACGCCATTAAAGAATCCTTCAAGCCCGCTCTTGCAGAAACTCATGAACCCATCTCGCATAAGCGCTGGGTCTTGAGCCTTAAATTCTGCTCCGTTAGTATAGTATCCTCTCGCCATGTATAGCAACTCCAACACCCCAGACGTGGGGGTCACATAGAACTCGGGGTTTTGCCCCACAATGTTTTGTAGCAGCGTTGAGCCGCTGCGCGGCAGGGAGCTCTGGAAAAATATTTTCATTTGATTTAAATTAAAAAGGGGCGCTGCAAGGCGCCCCTTGTTTATGTATACTATTAGGCAGTATGCGCCATCATCTCGGCAACAAGGGCAGAGAGTTTTGCAGAGTCAAGGTCAGCAAGGTCAAAGCCGTAGGTTCCTACTTTCTTTTGACCGAGGTGAGAAACCTTGCCGTGAGCAAAAATATGGATGACATGGTGGTCTTTCTCCTCTACATCAGCAGGTTTCTTGGATTTAACATCTGCTACTACATCAGCAAGAGTAGTTAGTGATGCTTGGGGAACTTGCTTGTTGAAGCCATTGCCGATGATTTGGGCAAGACTAGTTCCGAAGATGTGGATAGTTGAAAAATCAGACATTTTGTTTAGTGTTTATTTGTTATGCTACGATATTAAGGACACCCGCGTTGCTCCAAACGGCTCCCGTAGGTAGCCCTGCGGCAGATGTTGGGATGCTCATGATAGAAAGTTGTTGGACAAAGACCGCGCTCTCTCGGTTACTATTTGCCCTGAGGCAGACAGCACCTTGGTGAGCCGCCACTCCATCACCAATTACTACTGAATAAGGGGCAGTTGCTGAACAAGACACACCGATAGCAACAGATTGCTCACCTGAAGCCTCACAAGGGCTGATGCCTGATGAAATTGCTACTGCGTAGTATCCCGATGCGGTTGCTCCGTTCATTGCAATAGAAGATTCACCTGATGCGATAGAATAAGGAAAGGCTAGCCCGTACTCGCCTGAAGCAGTAGAGCCGACTCCAATAGCAATTCCGCTATATCCTGAAGCCGTAGCGGGTGAAAAAGCAGAACTGCCAAGAGCCATAGCAAATTGACCAGAAGCATAAGAGTTTGTTCCAATGGCAATCTGACCATCACCATAGGGAGAGCCTCCGTCAGAGTTTCCTGCGCGTGAGGCGTAGCCAATAGCAATAGAAGAGTTACCATAGGCTGAACCTGTGGTGGTGGCAAAAGACCTGCCTCCTGAGGCTTGGCCGCCTGAAAACGCTACCGCGTATTCTCCTGAGGCAGAAGAATAATTACCTTGTGCAAAAGAGTTAGCACCTGATGCATTAGAATTTCTTCCTAAAGCCATAGAATTATATTCTGATGCCGAACCCCCACCAAATGCGAACGAAAACTCTCCACTTGCTGCTCCTTCTGAAAAAGCAACAGCATAAGTCCCCGTGGCTTGAGCACTTTGAGAAGCAAATGAATAGTATGCCGATGATACGGAATACGCTCCTAATGCAACTGAATAAGGCCCCGATGCAGTAGAGTTATCACCAACTGCAAACGAAGCATAATTCCCTGAAGCAGTAGTGTTCCGACCATGTGCGAATGAATAGGTACCCGATGCAGTAGGGCGATAACCCGACGCAGTAGAGAACCCTCCTAATGCCACAGCGTATGCGCCCGATGCCGTGTCGTAAATGTTGGATGCCGTAGAGTAAGCACCTGATGCAGAAGAGTAGAAACTTGAGGCAGTATTATTCTTTCCAACTGCGAATGAGTAGTATCCTGAGGCAGTAGAACTTCCAACTACTGCCTGAATAGATCCTGTGCCTGAGCCTGCTTCAAATACTCCCGCAGGGATGACCACATCTGCCCAATCAGTTCCGGTTCCAGTAGAAGACAAGAACTGGCCGGGCATTCCCAGCTCACCAGTAAAATCTTTTAAACCGCCCGTAATTTGTAAATTATCAGTGCTAAGTGAGATTGCCGAAACATTCCCTAAGCCATCGGTGATTGCTTTTTCAGAAGGAGAAAGTGCGTCATTATCATCGGTCTTTAGAAGGCCTTGATACGTGTTTCTAATTTCCTGACCAGTTAAATTTGCCATGTCTTTTTATTTTATGAATTCCAAACATCGTTAGCCTCTTCCCACTTTTCTGGGTATGTGCTCCATATAATAGCAATGATGCTACCGCCAACGGCAACAATACGCCTATATACTTGTAACCCTAGCCCTAACATCTTAGGCTATATACGCTAGGACGCTACCGCTAACAACAGTAACGTCGGAAAATAAACCATAGATGGCTGTCCCCGAAAGCATGACTTGCCCAGCTAGATTGTCTCCAGACTCGGCGGTTACCGTTACAACAGAATCCTCAAGGGCATATACTACACGGTAGTGCTCTCCGGCAGTGCCGGATCCTCCCGTTACAATGCGGCGGAATCCAAACTGGCCAAACGAGGCAAGCTGATAGTTAGCTGGGTTGTTGATATTCGAATAAGACATAGCCAAAAAAAATGTTTAATGTTCAAAGTGAAATGCTAAGAGACACAAAGATAATACAAAAAATAAAAAACCTCCCCGAAGTGGGGAGGCTTTGTGGTGTGGCTTAGAAACTAAAAGATTATTTTACAATCTCCATCTGAGCCTCTGTTTCCGGAGTAAATTCTCCCGTCTCAAGGTTAAGGCTTCCCGCGCCGTGATCTGCTTCAAGCGTCTCCATTAACGCCTTAATCTCGTCTCCACTTGCGCGAAGCTCAGCGGTCAGGGCCTGTTGGCGAGCAGCTAGATCCAAGGACGACACATACAATGCACCGAGTTCCATTTGGATTTGTTGTTGTTTTGCACGGGTTTCACGAGCAGCATTCAAGTGCTCTTCTTTGACTTGCGCCATGTTGAATTAAATTTAGGTTAGTGAATATTAACAGTCAACTGAATCCTCATATCCTTCTTGAGCCTTGAGATGCTCATATGCCTGTACAAGGATATCAGCGGCCTCTGCATCAATAGATGGAGTGAAGTTGTAGTGTGAACGATAGATGGGTTCAGCGTGAGCATCACGGGTGGCGATAGAAGCGTAGGTCGCTACTTCAAAGTTGCAACGCTGCACTTTAGACCACGCCTCTTCGGGGGCTGCTGCCACAGGAGGAACGGGGTTTCCGTCTTCGTCTACCGTAGGAGTCGCTGGGACGTAGTTATAAGACTTGACGTCAGAAGACTCGTAGTTGAGTCGGTTTACTTTGTGATAAGCTCCGGTAAATTCCATACCGAACTTGTCTACTGTTGCTGTTACTGCCATTGTTTTTCTAATTAGTGTTACAAATATAAGAAATAATTATTCGCAAGAATAGGTATCCGTCACCTTTCCATCTTCTGCGATTTGAATCAGTTTCGTTCCGCTT